TGGAGATGTCGGGATTCGAACCCGAGTCCGAAAGATTCGCACCTCGAACGCCTACGAGTGTAGTCTATTGTTCATTGTCACCAGCAGAGTCTACAAGAGACAAAAGACATCTACCGGCCAACCACTCGAACCCGAAAGTTCTTCTTAGCCTTACTTAGCGGTGTCAGTAAGGAGCACACTAACTTTGTTACGCCTTGGAAATCCCCGGGTAGTGAACGGTGACCCCAGGCGTGGCTCTACTTAGAGAACCAGTGCAAGTCCTTTGCCGTTTTAGGCGGCGAGGGGCATTGCGGAATAAGTGTTATTGGCACTTAAGGTTTGCGCTGATTTGACGAGGTCGGCGCCTCTCGACTCGCAGTCCGGGCTCAGCCTCTCCCGTCGAGACCAGCGTAACTCTCTGTGGATTGATCCACCTTCCCGAAGGGTTGACTAAGCCTTTCAGGAGCCGAGAGTGCTCAGTGAGCTTGCTCACTTTCGCTGGCTGCTTGATGCAGATTGCGAAAAACTCTTCTCTCTGCAGGTCCATATTCCAAGTGGACCTATGTGTTTCCCGGTTTCGGGATGCACATACCGAGGGATCAGGACAATAAAGTCCAGATGATCCGGTCGTTGTCCAGTGCAAAGCACCGGCTTTCGACCTGAGGAGCCTGCGGATAAATCCACAGGCTCCCCACAAGCCTCTATTGAAGAGGCTTTCTGACAGAGATAGAAGACCAGAGTAGCACTCCGGGGAGAGGTTGTCCTTTCTGTTGAATGCATGTTTCCATCGTATCGGCTTAACGTCGGTACCGTGGAAAAAGTCCCCCCCGCAGGATTCTCGAAAGAAACCTGCTGTAAAGGACTTGTTCGTGTTGATCCTGAGACCAAAACGAGTAAGGCATTCAACAACTTCAGCGTGTACATGATTGGGGACGATTAAATCGTCGCCATACACGTACACGTGAGCGCCGGCTTTCGGTGCATGGCGCACCGCAGCAACAGAGAGCGCCCAAATAGTTAGAGCCATAACGGGAAAGCATAACGCACTTCCCATTGGCGCGAACTTACTGAGCGCACAATAGCTTCCATTAGGGAGCTCTGTAGCTACGGAGCGGCAGGCCTCAAAGTGCTCGACAACAGTCTCTGGAAAGAGACGGCGAAAGAGCACCAACGAGACCCGATCCGATGCATCCTTCAGATCTAACGTCGAATAGCTTCTATCGATGGAAGCTTGCCGGGCTAGATTCTGATTGATGGACTGATCCGTGAAATTGACCTTGCCTCGCGTAAGCGAGTGAGATTCAATTAACGGCACAAGTCTATGGAACAAACCTTGTTGGATCCATTGGATCTCAAGAGGCTCCATAGATATCAGTCTCGGCCCACGAGAATCCTTAGGGACAAGGACAACCTTAGCGATGGGATTTAACTCCATCGAAAGGTTCCTATACCAGGGATCCTCAAACGACAACTTTCCCATTGAGGGAGAGAAGTATTCGTAATACGGATACTTCCCGTGAAGCCTTTGGTATTTACGTTTAAAGGCGTATTTACCATTAAGGGTTTCACCGGTTGCCACTGCACCGGGACCATGTTTCGGAATGATGTCTTTAGGACAAAATCTCGAAAGGACCTTAGAGATAAGGTCGCTCGCATGGTCGAGTATGGCAACGGATGTAGAATCCGTGGGAAGGTCGAAATTCTTCATTTCGGCTTCCGTTTCCACAAAGTTAGAGATAACGGCATTCTCCTTTTCAGGAGAGTACGGCAACTCGAGCTTGTAGAAAACCATACAAACCTGCAAGATTTCCTGAACCGAAAAAGGGTCAGGCGAATCAAGTAGGTTGCCATCCAAAGAGAAAACTTGGCGGAAGAACCCATTGAGAAATCGTGGGAGATTCCCACCGCGAATCCGACGGAAGTCGGAGGGAACGGTGAGAGAGCCATGTTCGAGCCCCTCGTACAAAGCCTTGCCTAATTTAGGCAAAGTCTGAGTAAGGAAGGGCTCACCCTCATGCTGATACCGTCTACGTATGTAGGCGATATCGAGCGCAAGGTCTCTTCTACACTGGTTGGCATTTAGGTCGGCAAGGACGCTTTCTAGGAATGAAACGTAAACAGTTTCACGGCTTTTCATACCACCATTGGTAATGGAAGGCAATCCCGACAGCGTCCGCCAGACAACTCAGAATCAGGCTTCGTTACGAAGCAATGCGTCGACGTTTCCAGTCACACCCGAGAAATTACGGGTAAAAGCGATCAGATCGTTGAGATCGGTTCGCGTGATGTCAGAAACACGCGGTACGGTGAGAGTCATGGACACGGTGGCGGTATGAACATTGTCATCCGCATCTGTGACCGTCTTCGCAAAGGAGACGGTATGACGATCAACGGCATCCGAAATAACAGTAGCACCCGACTTTTTGGCCGGAGTGAAACTGTGTCGAATGACGAATTTCAGAGGGTTGGTGAGAGTAGAAGTACTCTCAAGACGCTCTGAAGTTGTACCACTGAGGAGGTTAAGGACAAAGTCCTTAGCAGCCGCAGCCGCATTGTTGATTGTGAGGGTGCTGGCGAAAGCCATCGTCCTAATGCAATGGAATAAAGAGGTAACCGCTAAAGGTTTTGTTTAACCAAAGCGGCGATAATCTTCAGCTGATCGGAAGAAATCCGAGATGTCAGTTGAAGGCCTTGTGAGGTCTGGACACCAACTGTGCGCTCGTATATACGAGTGCGAGAAGTACCCAGGCTGTGAACCCCGAGGGAGTAGGGGCCACCGGATCTACCGGTGTAAACCTGCACCCAAACATCGAAGTTCGCTTCCGTTAAATAGGAAGTCCAACCGTTTCGAACCATCCAAGTACCTGGAAAGGCACTGGCTTGTTTGAATCTATCGGCCAGACTACCTAAATTGCTGACATAGTCAGCAAGGAAGGAGAAAGGAATGGCATCCCAGAGGATTTTTCCTGGACGGTTAAATCCTAGGGTATGGAGCATTGCGGTGGCCTTATCCGCGATATCGCCATAAATGGAGAGATCGTGGTACAAGGAAGCACCGCAGACTCCAATGACATTCCCGCTATTAAGTTTCGCCCACGTCTCGTAATTTGAATTACAAGTCGGGGTATAAAACTTATAAGCCGATGTTGGGGACAGATCCCACCGACGCTTGCGTCGGATGGTCACAGGCTTACCTCGAGTGCGCTTTAACCAATCTAGCCGCTTTTTCACATCTCTTACCGCGTTGAAAGATTTGTCGAGGTCACTGATTAAAGTTTCCACGCCAAACTTCCACATAAGGTAAGAGTCCGCGGCTAGGTCTCCCGCATCACCAAAGACGTCGAATGTAGCGCGAGCCTGGTCCTTAGGACCGAGCGAACGAATCATTTTAGACGTCTTTCTGATGGTCTTATCTCCGTAACGGAGGAGGTTGTTGAACTGACCGAATAACTTCGGGATGTCATCAATCTCCAGGAGGAAGTTCGGAAGCGACATCGTCGCAGGAACATGATCCTCCCAACTAGCAACGGCCTCATTTTGAAATGAGAGCTTTTCGCTAGAAGTAGGTTGACCGGAGTAAGAAGTCGCAGGGGGAACGGGGTTAGCAGTGCCAGAACCCGGAGGAAAAGAAAACTTCCAGGGACGGACCATGTTATCCTCGTTTAGCTGCAATGGTAGACCACTGGCGACAGTGGACATATCAAACCAGCTCTGCGTGTGGGAGCAAGGACGATTAGTCCCAGTTCTCTTGCCAGTCTCGTCAGTAATTGACGAGGAACCGCGGGTTGGTTTGTAGGTTTGACCTACACTCCAAGCAGTACGCCAACCTTTAAAGTTGGCGGTGTCCTTGAACCATAAAAGGTCAGGGGAACCGACGGTAATGACAGAGGCAGGGCGCGTCCTGGTGCGCATAACAACAGGTGTAGAAGGGAAAAGGGGAGGAGGGTTCGGAAGAATCCTC